CATTTCCCTTTAGGTAGTCTAACGACTACCGGTCAATGAATGGGTTTTCAAGCCCACTCTTTGACTCCGGGGTCCAGTTTCCTCGGAACCCGGGCCGTTCTCGGTACCTGCCACGGTCCTGTTCAGGGATCGTGGTGAGCTGAGGACGTAACCTCTTTCCGCTCAGTTCTGAGCGGAAAGCCCTCCTCGCAGGGTCGATCACATGTCCGAAGACATGCGTTCGTTCTACGAGAACATCACCTTTACCACGCAAAGGAAGGAGGTAATCCCCCACTCTACGTAGTGGGACGTCGACACTTGTGTTGGTCTGTAAGGCCCGAAAGAGATATGGATCGTGGCGGCGCTCGACCTTCGTCTCCGGCTCGAAAGCCAGGTAACGAAAAGTCAAGATACCGTCTCGCCCACGCCTCCAACGAACCGTGAGGCCTAGCAAGTGTGCAGTCCAAGGAGAAGCCTTAACTCCTGAAGTATCCGGATAATCGTCGGGAACGACCAGTGGGTCATCCCCTCGGACTCGTCGGATTTCTCCGATGAGGAACTCCAGGGTCAAAGGAATTTCATACACGTTCCAACGCCGTAACAGGCCGTTCATGATCGTGTACAAATAGGCTTCAGCTCGCCGCCTCCCGGCGGTTTGGCCCGTCGCCCGTCCCAGATGGAACGGACGTACGTCAACCCCGCGGTAATAATCAAAACCGCAGGACTCTCTGAAACTCCCATCAGCGAATGTCTTATCGATGTTCAAAACCAGGCCAAGCTTGGGGAAGTACTCCACGACAGTAGAGTGCATCCTTACGTCATAAACCAGGTCATCGCCAAAGACGGAAATCACTGTTTGCTCGTCAAGCTCACAGTGGTCCCTAATCGCCAACAGAAGGCAGAGAAAAACAAGCGTCTGGAGAGGGAACGTAAAACCAATTCCCATCGTGGCAAAGGTCGGCGAAGCCAACCGATGTCCATAAAGGGAAAGTCCCTCGATCCTACCGAACTTTAGAGCCGAAGCCCATCGGAATGGTAAGATCTCGTCGATCAGTTGAACAGTGATATTATCACTGGCCATTGACTGATCAGCCGTGACGAGCGAGCCCGTCAACGACCCGAACTTGGCAAGTTCACCATGCACTGGTTGAAGGTGCTTGATGTCGTAACCAAAGTTTCTGAGACGATCTTCGATAGTCCGCCCTAGCCCCGACGAGTACAGCGTACCAATCGTGGTGTTGGGCATGATCATTCGAAGTGACTTCCAGGTCTTGTCGACAAGAACAGCCTCGAGAGTGTCAACTGAACGGTAGAGTGGCTCTTTTAGGAGCGCTGCTCTCGACTTCGCGTATTCCAACGCGGGTCGGTTCCAAGTACCGTAGTACTTGTCAAACCATTCAATATGAGCACTCGAACCCGTTATTGGGGCCTCATAGCGTTCACCTTCACAGGCTTTACGCATGGGAATCCCTACGGACGACTTTTTGCCGAACGATGCTCTCTCACAGATTTCCAGGTTGGAGAAATCCCCAAGAATCTGGTTCGCATACCCTTTAGCCCCAAAGATGATGGCCCGAAGTTTTGGGTCATCACGCGGGACTTCAAAGTTCAACAACCGTGCTTGATTATCCATGAATTTCTTTATGGAGTCATCACGCAGTTCGATTGGTG